CAATTGTCAGAGACATAAAACTCACTATTGTCTGCATTCGTTCTTACCTTGTAGTAGTCTACATGATATAGTTCTGCAATCTCTCCTGTGCCTTTAGTCCAAATCACCTGAAGGTAGTACCCTCCAAAAATAGATAAATCGGTAACAAGTTTTTTTGTCAATTCATTTAGGCTCTCCTGCTTGGTATTGATCCTATCAATCAAGCCGAATGCCTTCGCCTTCTGCATCTCATCCTCAGCCTTGACAGTCCACCCATTGCCACAGATGTAGTCTACCTTACCCGTTACAATTGCGTTGTGCTTTGCGCTGTTATTGTATATCCTTAGCAGGTAGTTTGGGTAGTCATTCTTCTCCCCGTAGTAGATGTATTCTTTCCCCTTAACTTCTTTGTAAACGGGCAAAGGCACTTGATCGAACTTGAATAATTTTATCATGCTGTTGTATAGGTCTTATAAGTACCATTATAGCCGTTGTATCTCACCACTCCTGTAGTGGATAGATTAGGTGCAGTCAACTCCATTTTCCCTGTGGCAATAATATCAGCACCGCTTCCCGTTTGGGTAACATAGTACCTCCAAAAGCCTACTGTGCTACTTGTAAAGGATGCTTGGCTGATTGCAAACTCTGAGTATCTATCTTTAAAATCACTCACATCTGTTAGGTTTAAAGTCACTTCCTCCTTTGTTACTTCATGCTGAAATAGAAAGGTATAGGTATTGCTGCTTGTTTCTCGTTTATCAAATAAGGCTATATAGATCACGCTATTAGCCCCCTTCTCGATTATCACCATATCTATAAATATTAAAACCCTAACCAATGTACACAAAAAAAACAGCCCCAAAATTGAGGCTGCTTTTCACATCTAAACAACAAACCAAATATTTAGTCCAAAGGAGGAGTTCCTGTAAATAGTGCAGCAAGTTCCTTTTCGTTACCTGTGAAGGTCAAGGTGTATCCATTACGATCACCGAATGCAGTACCTGATCCTGATCCGCCACCAGTCAAGTCAAGTCCGTTCACCTCACCAAGTACCCATGTTCTGTTATTGTTGTCTTTTACCAAGGCAACAAGTCTATTTTTAGCAAGAAGGAGGATTTCGTTTCTTGTGTTAACCTGCAATTTATTGAGGATAATCTCAAGAGTTTGTGCGTAGAATACAGTGCCATTCTGAACATTGGTATTGACTGCTTCAGCAAAGTTGGAAGATTCTTTTACAAGATCGTACTTCCAGAAATATTTGCCTGAGTCCATAGTCACACCGGTGTAAGTTCCGGCAGTACCTGTCCAAGATGCAATATCTTCTACGGCTGCGAAATATACCTCTTTAAGACCTCCGATAGAGTCCTTGCAATCGAGTGTATAGTTTTGAGTTAATGCGCAAGCCATATGTTATAGTATTTTAAGATTAGTAAAATAGGGTAGGGGTGAATCCCCTACCCGTGATTTGAATTAAGGAGCTACATACTTCTTCCAGAATACTACTTCATCCGGGAAGGCAAGTTGGCATCCTAGTTTGAACTCAACTACGAATCTCATTTCATCCGCCTCTTTTGCATAGAACAATTCGAAACGATCTTGCTCATTCAAAAGGTCAGTACCTAGGTACATATTAGACATTGAAAGACCTACTAGGTAATCAGTACCATTCAAGCCGTTAACACCAATCAACTTAATGTTTGTGCCAGGAACTACTAGTTCCATGTTAGCAGCATCTACAGGGTAGTGGAAGTAGTTAGCCTCTCTCAAAGCAATAACATACTCTCTGAAAGTATCATTACCGCAGAAGATCACTACATCGTCCTTGTCCAAAAGGGCAGCAGGAAGGGCAGCAAATACCGCATCTACAGCAGCAATCACAGTAGAAGTAGTCAAGGTAGTAACTTGAGCAGAGTTTCCATTGATAGGGTCACCTGCACCACCAAAACCAAGTGCATTGATGATAGTACCAAAGCCCATGAACTTGTTTAATTGTCCGTTTTGGCTTCCGGTATCTCCCTGCCAAATAGCAGTCTCAAGGGCAGCACCAATTCTAGCTACTTTCTGAGCAGAGAATTCAGCAGCGTATGCCATGTAGTCATAGGTAGAACCTTCACGCAAAGCCTTCTGAGTGTACTTAGCTTCAAATGCCTTAGGGCAGATTGATTCTTGAATCTTGATCTTACCTACAGTGATGGTTCTCTGAGTGATAGTGGTAGTTCCTGAAGAGTTGAATCCGCAAGTACCGCCCGCCTGGAATACAGCGTCAGTAGTCATGATGTTGATAGTCTCAGCGGATTTAACACCCACCTGAACATTACCAAGAGCCTCGATCAAAGAGGCAGTTTTTGCTGAGAAGATAGCAGCAGAAGTCAACTGCAATTCGTTCTCCTTTACATAGTTAGTTAAACCTGATAAATCTAGTGCCATTTTATTTTTGTTTTAATTTTTGAAATGCTTTTTGAAGGCTTGAATACCTGTCGTTTTTCTCTTCTTTCAACTGCTTTGCAAATTGGTTAGGGCTAGTGATAGGCTTATCACTTGGTTCTTTTGCAAGAGACTCAAGGACTACTGCGGACATCTTTACCGCTTCCTCTACGCTACCTGCTTTTTCTTCCATTGCCTTAACTTTTGCAGTCAATTCTTCTACCTTTTTTTCAAGGTCACCCATAGCCTGTTCTACTTTGGCCATTGCTTCATCCTTCTTAGGATCTTCTTCAGCAGGTACTTCAGCAGCAGCCTCGATCTCTACTTCAATCTTAGGCTCTTCCTCTGCTTTCTTTACCTCTGCAATTTTACCTTCCTCAAGTACTACCACGATTTCACCTGATTCAAGTTGATGCTCTCCAACAGGTGCAGGGATTTGCGCCCCATCTTCACCGATTACGAAAATATCACCCGCCTCAAGATCGTAGGCTACTACTGTGCCATCCACAAGTTTACCTTCCACCAATGCGAAGGCTGCCTGCTTTTCTGCCTCTGAGAAAAGTAGTTTTTTGATTTCTACTAGTGCTTCTTTTGCGTTCATAATTGTAAATATTAAATTGATTTTTAATGTTCAATTTGAGAAAGTATCTTGAAGATCTGCTGCATGATTTCCTCCTCCTGAGTTACTACTTTATTGGTCTTCTCATAGCGGAAAAGTCCCTCCACAGAAAATCCTTTAAATGTTCCTGCCTTCACTTCATTCCAGATCTTCTCGTTATCAACTTTAAAAGACCCAAACCATGAGCCATTCGAGATATCTTCAAAGCCCTTCGGAGGCATGATTCCTTTTTCACGATCAATGATAAAAGATTCAAACATATAGACCCCATCTACAGGGGTAGCGTGTTCTACATTTACCTTGGATTGATAGCCCTTCTTGAAGAATCTCTGTACTATCTTCTTTATCTCGGCAGCGGAAAAAGAAACATAGTATTCCTCTTCCCCATCCCTTCTGTAGATCGGTAGATCCGCAATCATCAAAGCACCGGTCACGATTCTTTGATCTTGGTTTTCAATGCTAAACTTGTTGAATCCTACAGCCCTAAAATCCTCTTGGTTCATTTTACTTTCAGCCCATCTAAGCATCGGCTCACCACCCCATAGCAAATACGAGATAGTCCCGCAGGCTTCGGTATCTTCAGGGTTGTAGTATTCGGCTGCTCTACTTAGGTAGGAGTATGTTCTTCGGATGGTCTCTCTCGACAGATTTTCGCCTGCCATTATTTGAGTCGCACGAACTTTTCCTACCTGAGTAGCGCATCTATTACCTATTGCCTCATTCAAACGGATTCCCCTTTCGGCATTATCCTTTGCTGATTGAGGATAGTCATTATATGAATCCTCTTGAAATCTACCTTCCCATTGAGTCGAGCAGATAGCTACCGCTTGATCAGATTCCTTCCCTTCATTGATCATGTATTCAATGCATCTAGGAAGAAAGTCTTCTTTGCTTTCCCCTTGGCTAGGCTCTACAAATTGCTGAGAAAAGGCTAGGAAGTTTTTTTGAATAGCAGGGTATTCAACCAAGGCAATGAAGTCAACTTCTTCCTCACCTTCGATCGTATCCCCGATCATCATCTCATAAAGTGGTAGTTTCTTTTCCATATCCTTAACTATTAAAAACCTGCTCTGCGTTCAATATCTGCTACCCTTCTCTGAGATCCTGTCACTTCGCTTTCTACTACATAGGCTCTGAGTGGAGGCTGATTCTGCATCACTGTTCCTAGTGCTGTTACAGGGCTGTTTCCTATGGTAGGTACTTGAGGAACTCCACCCGGTGCAGCAGCGGAAATAGAAGGGGCAGATGCAGCAGCACCTCCAGGAACTTTAGTTTTCACGATCTCCCTAACATTCTTGATGCCACCTGCCACCGCAATAGCAGCAGCAATAGCAGCACGAATAGGAGAAGAAGGATCACCTGGGATCAACTGAGAAACATAGGCTCTCTGCGCACCTAGATAGGTATCAATCGTAGTAGCAGCTATAGCCGTAGCCTTTCCTGCTGCCGTGTTCTTACCTACTAGATCAGAGACTGTACCTAGAAGACCTGCTGCTATTGCAGCGTTTGCCATCTTAGCATCATTCTCTTTTTTGTCGATCTCAATTCTTGCTTCAGAATAACCCCTCAAGGCTTCATTATATTGCTGCTCATTGATTAGCCCCTTTTGAAACTGCTCAAGGGATAGGGCTTCTTTCTGATCAATTAAATCTTTTTGAATTTGGAAACTTGCATCCGCTTCTTTCATCTGCATATCCAACTCAGCCAAAGCCCTCTCAGCATTTGCTTGATCTATGGTAAGTTGCAACGCTTGAAGTTGCTGCTGTTCCTGCTGTGCAAGTTCTAGCTGTAGTGCTGTCTTTTGCTCTGAGTTTAGCTTCTCATTATTTAGCACATCTTGCCTCTGCTTTTCAAAGTCAACAATGATCTGCTGCCTAGCCTTTTCATTTTCATCCTTGATACCTTCAAGCCTTATAGCTGTTCTGATATCATTTAAAGTCTTTTGAAAATCTGCTTCCTTATCCGCCTTCTCTTTGTCAAATTTATCCTGTACATCTTGAAGTTCTTTATTCCTAGCAGCTAGTAGACTACCATCATCTTTGATGCCTGCTTCATCTAGTTTCTTCTGCTTATCAGCATAGGTTTTTCTGATTGCCTCTTCCTGCTGCTGCTGTTCGTTTAGCATTTTGGTTTTGGCATCGTCAAGAATCGCCTGTGCTTCTAGTTCCTTTTGGCTCTGCTTCTCTCTTTCTGCGGATGCCTTTTCTCCTTCTGCTTTGATTTCTGCATCTTGAGACAATACAAATCCTGCCCTCTTTTCCTTCAATGCATTCAAGGTTTTTTCTGCCTCCTTGATAGTCTTATCTCCTGCCTCTGCCGTAGCCTCTGGATTGAAAATAAGATTCGCTGTGCTATCGGTGAATTTTTCTGCTAGCATGAAGTTTTTCCCTAGTGCCTTTCCTGCTAGATCTATGGCTGAAAGTACTATCTGAAGAGGCGCAGTCAAAGATGCAATCAATGCCTTAAGGATATCCTTGTTTCTTTTTGATGCTTCTACCTGTGCCTTCTTTGTAGCCTCTGCGTTTTGTACATTGACCTCCGCTGCCATGATAGCCTCATCCGTTTGGGCTATCTTTAGATTAAGAATTTCCTTCTCTGTTTTGCCTTGTAGCTTTAGCTGATTAGTTTGTCCGTCAATAGCATCAAGAAGTTCCTGCTGTGCTGCAAGGTTATCACTTGTCTCCTTGTTTAGCTTGTCCTGCTCAACAGATACACCACCAACCAAAGCCTTGATGTCTTCCCAATAGGCTACCAATAGACCAACAGCCACAACCAAAGCCCCGATGCCTGTAGTTATCAAAGCCTTCTTGAATCCGTTCACCCCTGCTGTCAATCCTCTAAAGGAAGTGATGAGATCATCACCTACTTTTCCGATATCTTTCAGTTCAGATAGTCCCTGAGATAGTGCCATTGCAGACTGAACCTTCAAGAGTGCCTTTTCTACTTCCTCTGATTCTCCACCGAATAAAGCCATAGCACCCTGCACTGCTGCAATACCTGCCGCTGCTGCACTTGCTGCGTTGGTTAATGCTTGAAACCTAGCCCCTGGATCGAATAGCTGAACCTGTTCATTAGCTGCTTCAATTTCATCTCTGATAGCTGCTACATTTTGCGCTGCCTGAATAGCTTCATCGGAAAATTCTCCGTACTTCTGCCGTGCTACTTGTAGTTCTTGAGTCGCTTCCCTTAATTGTTTCTTGAGGGGTTTGACATCTGCATCTAAAATGATCTTATTTTCTTCAGCCATTGGATAGGTATTTTAAAGGTTTGGGGAATCCCCAAGAATTCCCCATTTGTTTACTACTCTGCTTCTGCTTCTTCCTTCGGATTCTGCTCCTGAACTTGCTGCGCTAGGAATTGGATGAAGGACATCCCGTACTTGGTTGGCAGTTCGTTTGCCCATGCTTCAAGCATTTTGATTTGGTCTTCGTTAAGCGTTACTTTCATTTGATTTGGTTTTTAAGTGAATCTATTTCTGTTTTAAGTTCTTGAATTGCTTTGATTAACATAGGTACAAATACTGAATATTTCACAGACTTTGTAGTAGTACCTTTGCTTAATCTTTCCTTAGTAGTTACTACTTCGCCTTCTTCATTTAGCACCTCGTTTCCTTCCTCATCTAGTACAGGTACTTCTACTTGTTCAAAATCTTCAGATTCATCAATCATTGCAGGGAATATTTCTTCTAGTTCTTGAGCAATTACCCCGATTTGCTTTTTGTCATCACCTATCAAATTATAGTTTCTGACCTTGACCTTCATCAAGTCATCTAACTTAGGAGATGCATCTTCAATATTCTCTTTTAGTTTAATATCAGAAATAGCACCATATGAGCCGTTCCTATTGACCATGTTACCATTGGAGTAAATAAAGAATTTTGTATTTACACTATCATCACCCTGAATAAAATAGTTAGTTGTATTATTTGGTGATGTAGTAAAGTTTATATAAATACCATAGGCATCACTTCCCGTGTGTTGAATTACCGCTACTGCATTCGAAGCATTGTTTGACCTTAATTCATGATAACCTTGAGAAGCATTTAAATAAGTGCCATTGTTACTTGCCTTCAAGTACCCCCCCGAAGTGATGCGCATTCTTTCGGTGTTGTTTGTTCCGAATGCAATTGGAAATTCATTGTAGTTCCATAAATAACTTATATTAGATGTATGACCTACATAAAATCCATTGTTTAAACCTGTCCCTGTTCCACTAGTTTGAAATACAGCATTAGAGTTAGTCGAGTTAAATACAGTCAAAGGAAAAGCAGGACTAGCCGTGCCGATGCCTACATTTTGAGTAGTACCATCAATAGTTAATGCATAATTTTGACTAGTTGTCGAATTGACTCCTAGAGAAAATTTATTCTGCCCTGATGCTTCAATCAATAAACTATTAAAAGATGGATTGGTAATACCAGTATCAGTTAATCTAATTCTTGAAGATGCTCCCGAGATAATAGCACTCGTAGCCGTCACGCTGCTTGAGAAGGTAGCCGCGCCTGTGGAGCCGTTAATAGTTAATCTTGGTAATGAATTTGTATAAAAAACTAAAGGTTTTTCCCCAACACCAAAGAAGTAATGTTCACCAGATGTACCGCCTAAAAATAAATTTCCAGTAGAACTATTTATAGTTATATATTTTTCAGATGTATTACTACCTCCTATACTTAATGTCGAACCATTCCCCGTAAAACTAGCACTAGTACCGTTCAAAGCACCTGTTAAAGTCACCGCGCCCGTAGTAGCCAAAGTGATTTGCGGAGTAGTGCCTCCCGCTGCCATAGTTATAGCAGCAGCAGAGACCAAAGCCAAAGGCAAAGTCCCCACGCTCTCAATTCGGTTTGTGCTACCTCCATTATTTGGATGTAATATAATTGATTGACTTGAGGCAGCAGCAATAACCCTAGTAGCACTCTGAAGGTCACCGCTAAATTGACCAGCCTCAGCAGACAAAGTACCGCCTGTGATAGTCACCGCATTACCGCTTCCGCTAGTCTTAATCACTCGCAAGCCTTCGCCATTCCCCGCCTTCGTAATCTCTACACCATGACCGCTACCGCTTGTGTGGTTTACATTTATAGTATTTCCACTTCCTGAAGTGGTGAACGTTTTGGTAGCCGTAATGGTTTGGGCAGTTCCTAGCGTTACGTAGCCATCTAATTGACTAGCCAAAGCCAAAGTGCCATCTGCATCCGGCAAAGTATAATATCTTACCGCTGCATTTGTCCATTGAATCACTCCGCCATTGGATAAGCCTTTTCCGAAATAAATATTATTCGAGTTATTGAATCCGATTTGGTTAGATCCTGCGCTACCCTCGTGAATAGTTCCGATGTTGACTATTCTAGTGACTTGATTTGTGCCACCTAAAGAGGGTAAAGCTAGCCCATTTGCAAAGGTTTTAACCCCACCGAAAACTTGGCTTCCCGTAGTCACTACCCCTCTATTTGAAGCAGAGGCATCAGGTATATTGATAGTTATATTTCCACTTGTGGTGATAGGAGAACCCGTCACATTGACATCCGTTCCAGTAGTGCCTAGGGTAAGACCTACCGAAGTTACACCCACGTCAAGGTTGTCTTGCATCCAGTCTTGGATAGTTGAAATGGTGACCTTGTTTGTGGTGGTAGCACCGCTTGCTACTATAGGAAGGACATCGTTGTTAGCAATGTCTGTTCTCTCAACTAGTTGACTTATTCTCTTATCTGCCATAATTCTTAAATATAAAATCTAGAACTTCCGTTTTCCTGTAGCATATAGGCATCATTCTCAAGAAGGATGTAGTCATAGTCAACAGGGCTAACATTTCTTAGGATCTTAAATAGGGAAACGTAACTCAATCCGTTTGCGATTGGGTTGTATTTATCCACCTTCTCAAGTTGGAAGTAGTGAACACCTACTTTGATGATCTTGCGAAAATCTAGGTTAGAAATATCTGTAGGGGTTAAGTAGAAATACCCTTCCAAAAGCCTACTATTTCTGTCACCTATCGAAGTTATCAAGCCTTCATAATATTCCGTGTACAAATTCACCCCCGGATAAACACCAATCGAGAAATAGACTTCCCTTGGGTTAGCGAAAAGCACATCTGAATTGGGTGCTATAGGATCATCTAAGTGACCTGCATAGGGATAGGTAGTATATGCCACATTCCCTGAAGAATAGGCAATGTTCCAAGAAGGGCTTTCAACCTGTGGCTTCCAATATGCAATTCTAGGTTTGAAGTTATCAGGTACTTTGACCCCATTTTCTACCTTGTATAGGTGGATCATGATTTGCCCTGCTAGCTGCTCACGCATTACCGGAGGGCTGAAGACAACCTTGACAGTCTTGGTGTCTAGTTCGAAGTCATTGGGTACTATAGTCCTAGATTCGCCATAGGCTTGATTGAATTTAGTCTTATAAGAAGTAGACCAATAGTCACTATCATCATCAAAGGTCAATCTGTACTCCTTGGCTGAAAGTTCGGATAGTGGTGTTATGCTTATCTCTTGGCTCTGATCTAGCTTATCACTCCAATCTAATGCCTGATCTTTAAAGGTCTGATAGAACTCATTATATGGCACGATCTCTAGGACATTTGTCCGAAGCCTATCCTGCGTTATATAGAGGTTATACATCGAAATGATAGACTTCAAGAAGTCACGCTGCTTCAATGACTTGGGTAGGGTATATTGGATTTTCATCGTGTCACCTTCCTCAAGTTCCACCGCCACAGGTACTGTATTCCCTATCTTGAATGATCCCATAGGTGCTACTACTACCTGAGTTTCTAGGTTAACACCATAGCCTCCACCGCCTGCTACTTCACCTGTAAGCCTGATCTGAAAGTAGTCATTCTGTGCTAGGTCAATGCCCCCTGTGATTTCTACATCCCAAACGAATAT